TAGGTCTTTGGGATGAACGATTCATTACACCAGCCAATAAAGAAGCAGATTATTACATAAGAGCTTTGATTCTAAATAAAGAGAAATCCATGATCAACGATAGAGTGCACGGCAGAACCTTAAACGCTGATGAGGGAATATTATTAGACACCTCAACTTATTTGGGCGGAGAAGCAGATTGGAGGAAAGAAAAATCAAATGATAATTCAAAAGAAGGGTGGTATCACACTTCTCAAATATTTTATTGGAAATGGAAAGATACATGGAAACAACAACCAGCATACGATGGCTGGTTGACAAAGTGGTCAAAAGATTTTGTTGATAATCCACCCGCCTTACCTAAGGTTCCAAATTTTATTCAATATTATTATTTTGAAAAAGATGTTGAAACATTACAACAACAAAATTATGTTGGGTGGAGACAAGGAGACTGCTGGCTAGACCTAGGAAAATGTGAGGATATTGACACTCACCCTTACAAGAAAAATGAGAGATTTAGAAAATGATAAAAATGGTTATATTCGATTTAGATGGTGTCCTTGTAGATGCTCGGGAAATACACTACGAAGCTCTTAATGCGGCACTGACAGACATCGATGAGAAATATGTGATTGGACGACAGGAACACTTGTCTTTGTATGATGGTCTTTCTACAACAAAAAAACTAAAAATGCTAACAAAAAACAAGGGTCTTCCGGAAGAACTTCACAATGCTGTGTGGAAACTTAAACAAGAAAAAACAATTAAAATAATCGATGCTTTTGATGTAGATAAAAGAATATGTCAAATTCTTCGAAAGTTAAAATCGGAAGGTTTTGCGGTAGCATGTGCGACAAACTCTATAAGAAAAACAGCAAAACTTCAGCTCATAAGAAAAGGTTTTTTTGAACACATTGATTTTTTATATTCCAATCAAGATGTGACAAAGCCTAAACCAAGTTCAGAAATTTACATGCGATGCATGTTGAGAGCAAATGTGGATCCACATGAAACAGTAATAGTAGAAGATTCACATCACGGAAGAAAAGCTGCAATAAATAGCGGAGGTCATTTGTGTGCTGTTAAAAACTCTTCAGACGTGACATATGAGAAAATAAAAGAATTAATTAATAAAGTTAATGGTAAACAAAATGTTAAGCCAAAATGGCAAGGAGGCAAGATGAATGTTTTAATACCTATGGCTGGCGCTGGGTCTAGATTTCAAAAAGCCGGCTACACCTTTCCAAAGCCCTTGATAGAAGTAAAAGGAAAACCAATGATCCAGTTGGTTGTAGAAAATCTAAACATTGATGCACGTCACATCTTTGTGGTTCAAAAGGAACATTATGACAAATACAACCTCAAACATTTATTAAGATTAATCTCTCCTGACTGTGAGATTGTACAGGTTGATGGAATGACAGAGGGAGCCGCATGCACAACACTTTTAGCTAAAGAGTTTATCAACAATGACGAACCATTAATTTTTGCCAATTCTGATCAATTTTTAGATTGGGATAGTAATGAATTTATGTACTCTATGGAAGCAGATGAAATTGATGGCGGGATGTTAACATTTACAGCCACCCACCCAAAGTGGAGTTTTGCTAGATTAGATGATGATGGGTTCGTAAGCGAAGTGGCTGAGAAAAAACCAATTAGTGATGTTGCAACTGCCGGAATTTATTATTGGAAGCATGGAAAAGATTATGTCAAATATGCTGAAGAAATGATAGAAAAAAACATTCGATTTAACAATGAATTTTATGTCTGCCCTGTTTTCAACCAAGCAATTCAAGATGGCAAAAAGATTAAAACGTTTCATTTTGACGGGATGTGGGGAATAGGTACGCCGGAAGATTTACGAACATTCCTAGAGAGGGATAAATGATTTTTATTTCTCATAGAGGAAATGTTAATGGAATTAATTCCGGAAGGGAAAATGATCCAATGTACATCTTAGAAGCTCTAAATAAAGGTTATGATTGTGAAATTGACGTTTGGTTTATTAAAGACAGACTTTATCTTGGACACGATGAACCTCAGTATGAAATTAATTTAAAGTTTCTACAGAACAATAAACTCTGGTGTCATGCCAAAAATTTATCGGCACTAGAATACATGTTGTTGCATAGTGTGCATTGTTTTTGGCACCAATCTGATGACTACACGGTAACCAGCAAAGGTGTCATCTGGGCTTACCCGGGAAAAGAATTGTCTAGAAACTCAATTTGTGTAATGCCGGAAAGTAATGAAGCTGCTTATCATGAAAAAATAGTTTGCACCGGAATTTGCTCAGATTTTATAGAAAAATATAGGAAAGAAAATGATTAAGTTAAACGATCTAGAGATAGTCTCACAGGCGCAAGAAATTTATGACAACTTTAATGGGTTCATTCTTAGCTCTGACACAAAGGTTTTTGGCAAATTACTAGCTAGAACTTTGTTATTTAACTCTGTAAAGAATGTTCCGGGAGACATCCTAGAGTTTGGGGTTTTCAAAGGAACTGGGCTAATGACCTTCTTAAAATTAAAAAAATATCTTACCCCAAATTCTGGTAAAAAAGTGATTGGATTTGATTTTTTCGACACGGAATCTCTATTAAACTCCTTAACGGATCAAGATAAAGAAGCTATGTCGTGTTTGTTTAAACAAAGAGGTTTCTCTCATGAAGAATCTTTTAAAAAGCACTTATGCGATCTAATAAAACAAGCCGGTTTTTGCGACCACGAATTTGACTTAATCAAAGGCGATGTTTCTAAAACCACGAAAGACTACATCAGCACACGCCCGGGTTTAAAAATTTCTTTATTGTATCTAGATTTAGACCTAGAAGAACCAACATATGATGTCCTACAAGCAGCATGGGGCCGAGTTTCATCCGGTGGAATCGTGGTGTTTGACGAATATGCTTTTCATAAATGGTCAGAGTCCAAGGGGGTTGATAGATTCTTCAAAAATAAAGACGTGCAAATAAAATCATTAAACTTCATAGCCCCATCTGCTTACGTGGTAAAAAAATGAAAAAACACATTGCAGTTTTGTTCTCTGGTTTTGTTAGAAACTGGAAAGAAACTTATACTAATTTCCTAAAAAACGTAATTGATAATAATAAACATCATTACACTTTTGATTGTTACGCTGTAACTTACACAGTTACTGATAGATATGATAAGCCGGCTGACTTTAAAGAATACTTGAGTGATTTTGAAATACAGCAGATTAAAAATATTTACAAATTTAAGAAAATAAACTTTATTGATTATAAAGAGACTTTTATTAAAATGTCACAACAAACAGATTCTCTCCTTAAAATACAACAATACACTGGAGCAAAATATAAAATAGAAACAATTTTTTCACAGAGTTATTGTGTCAAAAAAACCTTTGATCTACTGCAAGGCTCTTACGATTTTATACTTAGGACCAGATTTGACAGTAATTTTCTAAATCCAGTAAATATACCAGAAATTGAAAAACAAGAAATCGGTACATTATCATTTAAAAGTAATCAAAACTTCATGGACCATGTTGTTTTTGGAAACTACGAAAATATGTCTGTTTTTTGCAAATCATATGAAAATTTAAAAAATATAGATTTTTTAACAAAACATAAAATAAAATTTATTGAAGATTTGTTTCGTGAAACAATTTGTGAAAACAAAATACAAAACACAACTCTTCCATGGAAAGTATCTGTTAAAAGACGCGATAGAACACTTTTGTTGTGGGATATAGAAAAATTTGGTGATAACATATGATCTTATCTTGGCAACAAATCCCATCGCCATTAATATCTGAAATTATGTGCTACAATTTTGATGGTGTAGTTTTAGATACAGAGCATGGATGCTACAGTAACGAAACTCTTTACTCTTGCATTCAGGTGATAAAGTGTTCTAGAAAAAAATGCTTTGTACGTTTAACAGAAATTTCAAATACTTTAATAAGATATTGTCTGGATGCTGGTGTAGATGGTCTCATCTTTTCAACTGTGGAGACAAAAGAACAATGTGAAAAGATAGTTCAGTATTGTTATTATTCTCCAAAGGGTAAAAGAGGCCTAGGTCTCGTTCGTCAAAACATGTGGGGAGAAAAAGATCTAATCCAACCAGATCCAATAATTATTCCTCAAATTGAGACCAAAACAGCCGTTGATAATTTGGAAGAAATAATAAAATTTAATTTCGACTATTATCTTATCGGACCCTACGATTTATCTTTATCAATAAATATGCCCGGAAAATTTGACAACCCTGAGTTTTTGTGTTATATTAATAAAGTGTATGATGTCATGCCCAAACAAAAAATAGCAGTGCACATTCCCAGCAATGTAAAAAAAGAACTGCCAAAATACAAAGATTGCGGTATTAAATGTTTAGGCATGGACACAATGGCATTGATAAACTATAATAAGGAGATTTTAAAAAATGTTAAACTTTGAAAATATTGGAGAAAAATTTGTAAAGGTTGTTAATTCGGCCGAATGGAAAGAGCTACAACAAAAGTTCAATAAATGCAACGATATCTATGTCCTAGGACATGGCGGCAATCTTGCAATTGCCGATCATGCAGCAGTTGACATTACGAGATTATCTAATGGTACAAAAAATGCAATGTGTCCAGGAAGTGCAATTGTTGCTACTTCTTTGATTAATGATACAAGTTTCGAACAGTGGATGGTAAATTGGTTGAGACAAAGAACTTCAACTAGAACAAAAACACAAATGAAAAAATCTTTGGTATTTGGGGTTTCATCATCAGGAAATTCCATGGATATCTTAAAGGCACTGCAGTGGGCAAAAGACAATGGTATGGAAATTGCAATGATTTCCTCCAAAGATATTAAAATGCAAATCAAGGGCTTGACAAAAGTTTTGTTAGGAGCAGAATACTACCACACAGCCGAGGTATTAACACTTTTATTAACATACGAGCTTACTCATGGTTCCGGAAACACTTGTCCGCCAATTGGCAAAAACACTCCGGAAGAATTAGAAAAATTAAACTGGAAGGGTAGCAAAATCAGAGAACACAGTTACCCAGATGAAAAAATTAATATTGGCATTGATTTTGATGGAGTGATACACAAATGTTCTAAAGGATACTATGATGGCACAATCTATGATGATCCAATAGAGGGTGCATATGAAGCATTAAAAAAGATTTCATCAAAATACACAATAATAATGTATACAGCCAAAGCAAAACCAGATCGTGGGTTGGTTAATGGCAAAACAGGCACAGAGCTAGTTTGGGAGTGGCTTGAAAAACACAATATGTCTCAATTTGTCGCGAAAGTTACAGCAGAGAAACCAAGAGCTGTTTGTTACATCGACGACAAGGCTATTGAATTTACAGACTGGAATTCATGTTTTGCACGACTAGAAGAAAAAGGAATTTTATGAAAATTTTAATAACTGGACACAAAGGATATATTGGCTCAAGGTTGTACGGGAAACTCATCAATCTTGGTCACGATGTTGTTGGGATAGATTTAAAGGATAACAAAAGCATCATTGATTGTCTCCCAGATGAAAATTATGATTATGTTTTTCATTTAGCAGCATTCCCAAGCGTTCAGTTTTCTGTTGAGAATCCAAGTTACACTATGAAGAATAATGTCTTGTCTTCGTCTGTACTGTTGGAATGGTGTCTTAAAAATAATGTTAAGCGTTTGATTTTTTCTTCATCCGCAGCTGCTATAAACATCAAGTCTCCATACGGCCTACAGAAAAAAATCACAGAGATGGAGTGCGAATTGTTTTCAAAACTCTATGATTTAGATACCGTATGTTTGAGATATTACAATGTTTATTCGCAAGACCAAGAGTTTGGCGGCCCCTATTCTACTGTTATCAATCATTGGATGAACTCAATTAAAAAAAATCGACCACTATTTTTAGATGGCGACGGTGAGCAAACAAGAGATTTTGTTCATGTCAACGATGTTGTCGACGCCAATATCTTCTGCATGCAAACTAAGCAAAATTTTAATGGCGATGTCATTGATGTTGGCACCGGAATAGAAACCAGTCTTAGAAAAATAAAATTCTACATCGACCAGACAAACGATGTTTCCTGGATCGAAAGACCCCAGAGATTGGGAGATATCAAAAATAGTAAATCAAACCCTGCAAAATTAATTAACTTGGGTTGGGAACCAAAAATTTCAATTCAAGAGGGGTTAAAAAGATGTTTCAAAAAGGAGTTAAAATGAAAGATCATAAATTATCAAATCAAGCTGTCGGAGCAATCATGATGGCTTTACAAAAGTCTCTTATGGAGCAAACCGACATTGTCCCTGTCCTTCGCAGCTTCAATGTTCAAATTGACGATGCTGGAGAGTTAGTTATCATTAACCCCCCAACTGTTGAAGTCAAGACCAGCACCAAGGGCCCAATCTTAGAAGGTCCGCTATAGTGCCAAAATATTGCTATAAATGTCCGGAATGTGAAAGTGAGATGGAGGTAAGGCACGGTATGACGGAACGCCTTGAAGAGTGCAAACTTTGTGAATATCAAGGAGTTTTGACCCGAATACCTCAACTCACCAACATTGTGAGAAAACAAGAGCAAGGTAAAAAAGAAACAGGCTCTCTTGTTAAAGAATATATTGAAGAGAACAAGAGAATTTTAAAAGAAGAAAGAAAAGTGAGAGTTAAATACAATGAGTAGTGTCGTAATATTATCAATAGTCTTAGTAGCATCGCTACTTTTTAATGGAGTAATGTACTGGTATTCTCGCCAATTAACTCAAAAACTATCATTTATATACCAAAACATTGGGGATGTGTCCGACATCATTGCTAATTACAGAGTGCATCTTAAGTCAGTTTACTCAATGGAAATGTTTTATGGGGATGAAACATTACAATATTTAATGGATCATACCAGATCAATATCCACTCTTCTAGAAGATTTTGAAGATCAAGAATTCTTTCTAGAGGAGTTTGAGTCCGTGGAAGAAGATACACCACAACAAGAGGAAAAACCTAATGCCCAGACGCAAATCCAAGAAGAGAATGTATTTTACGCAGGTACACGAAGACGCAATTCTTAAATATGCTGCTTCAAACTGCCGAAAGGAAAAAACAGAGCTCTATGTTAAATTAATACAGCCGGCTTTCAGTGAAATGGTTGATAAGATTGTATTCACATACAAATTTACAACTCTACCGAATATCGATGAGTTGAGAGATGACTGTAAGATATGGCTTACTACTATACTAGGAAAATACGATGTTTCTAAGAAATCTAAGGCTTTTTCCTATTTTAGTGTGATTACCAAAAACTGGTTTATTCACAAAGTGAAACAAAGAGCCAAAAGAGCAAAACGAGAAGTTGATTATGATGATGCAATAAAAGAATTGAGTTTTGAACAGATAGTCTATTACGATACACATGAACAAGAAAGAGAAAAAGAAGAGTTTTGGAAATATTTTGAACTTGAGATGGATGGCTGGGGAACAAACGATATGAATGAAAATGAAAAAAAAGTCTATGAAGCAATACGAATAATATTGAATTCTGTGGATGAAATAGAAATTTTTAACAAAAAAGCTGTTTATCTCTATCTCAGAGAAATAACCGGTCTAAATACAAAGCAAATAGTAACTCAATTAAATAAATTTAGAAAAAAATACAAACTCTTTAAAAGCGATTGGGATAATGTAAATATTTGATCTTTTTCTATTTATTGTATGAGTAAAAAAGTAGATGAACACCTAAAAGAGGCATTAGATAACATCCGAGAAGATCGTAAAATAACACGCGAACTCCTTGATGATGCTATTAAATTTGTTGCAAAAGATGAAGCCCGTCATCAACAAATAGGATTGACGTTGGCAAAATATGTTGAAACACTTCAAAGGTCAAACGAACAAATTGTAAAAATTGCAACCTTGATGTCAAAAAACGAAAAATCCGATGGACTCACAGAAAATGATATGGAAGATATTTATTCAATGATTAAGAAAGAGGATGAATAGTGGCTAAAGGATACTGGAATTACATAAACAATAAAAGAAAATACTTTGATTATACAATGAATCGTATGCATGATAAGCTTTTAGAAGACGAATATTCTGTGTCTAAAAGAAAATTCATCGCAAAAATCGTTTCAGGAGAACAAACCTCAAGTACAATTGGATCTATTTTACAATCTTTAACGCCACAAAATCGTTTCTTTCATTTTAACATTAGATTTATTGAAGAAGACGAGAAGTTTAACTTTTTTCCCGATCCCGACTTTGTAGCAGATCCCAACGAAAGAGCTCAAACAATTTCTTTGCACCCAAAAGCAAGTTGGGAGAAAGGTGGTTTCTTTCGAACTGCTCCAAAAACTGGTGCAATTGTTAGAATTGAAGATATTGGCGGAAAATTAATTATAGCAGAAATATTGTCGGAAGACCCAAGCACCTCTGGTCGTGGTGGAAGCGGTGGCAGAACACCGGCTGCAACCTTAATAAGGGATTTAAATGCTGCTATGGGAAACCCAGCCAAACTTGTCGCAGCCGAAACAACATATCCCGGAGTTACTGGTAATGACCAAGACAATATGGCTAAAAGGATTTACGAAGCATTCGGCTTGCCAACAGTAACGATGAGACAAAATCAGGTTCTTTTTTTTGGAATAAGAAAGTTCAACCCAACGAACCTGCCAAAATACAAGGACACATCAGAGGTTGATAAATTTGTTGATACGATGTTGGCAGTTGTGAAAATCACCGACCGCGAATACAAAAACTATGAGTGGACAATAACAACCACACCAGCTATAAATCTTTTAAGATCATACCTAGGAAATATTAATGGAACAGCAGTTCTAGCCAGCCCACAATATATTGAAAAAGGATATGAACTTGGAAACCATAGAAACACCCTGGGACTAGTCCAGAATAAAAAATTTCAAATTATGAGAAACAAAGATCAGGATGGATTCCCAGACGTAATACCAAAGGCAAATACAGTTAAATTATATACAGAAAGCGGCACCGGAATCAATATTCACAAAGCCCAGAACAATAAAAGTAAAGGAAAAACACCATCAAAGAGGTTGAGTGGTAATTATTCATCTACAAGTGACAAAAGTTCGTTGGTTTACAAATTTGACAGTGCAACAGGAAGATTTGTAGAAGCACGAGTCAAGCAATATTCATGGTCTGCTGGATGCCAAACTTTTCCGGATCTTGAAGATCATTACAATTTTATGATGCTTTGCAAAAAAGAGATGCAATCGATAGGTACCAATAAGTGGGACTACATTCTTGTGGAGAGTGACGACTATGGATTGATAAAAAATGGCAACATCTCCGCCGCAAAAACTTCAATAGCAGACAAAATGACAGCCAGAGGAATAAAACTAAGAATATGACAACAAAAAAACACAGAAATACAGACGAACAAAAAACATCTTTTGGTACTCCAACAGGATTTAATAATACGTATATATCAGAAAAGTGCCCAACTTTGAGATACACAAATTCACAAAGAGTACTTAAAGGAAAAAACAGTTCTTTTATTGTTCTAAAGAATGATCAAAATGCAAGCCGAGCATCTGGGGCTGGCGGAAGAGGGTTTACACAATGCTCAGCAATCGATATCTTTACAGGCCTAGACTCATCAAATGTTGGAGAGGGTCATACAAAAGAAAGAGATCCGAATTTTTTTACAGATGCAGCCAGAGTCTATTTAACTCAAAAAGGCAAGGTGGATAAATATTTTGGTATTGATAGAGGGTCTAGGATAGAACAAAAAGAGAAATACAAATCTGGAATAGGATTAAAAGCAGATACTGCAAATATTCATGGCTCTTACAATGTTAAAATCGTAACAGGGAGAGCAAAAATAAGCTCTGGAGAGGAAAAAAACTCTGGCGGCGGTGATATCCCGACAGTTGGAACCATCGACCTAATAGCAGGTAATGCGTCTCGAAAAAGCAAAACAAAATCCGCCGTCAATTTAGGCACATCAGGAGGCACATCAGTTACTAAAACCTTGCAAGGTGTAATTAAAGGCGATAACATGATAAAGCTAGTTAATGATTTGTTAGGTCAAATTGAACAACTTAATTCAGAAATTCTAAGCAATAGAATTGCAATAATTGAATTAGGAACAAGTTACGCTAGTCATGCACACGTTGGAGTATGCGCTGTTGGACCAACATTTTCTCCTCCATCTCCAATGGCATCAACAGCGGTCTCAACGATAACGAGCGCATTTTCAAAAATTCCAAATAATGTAAATATTTCTGTCAATAACGCGATTGCAGAAATGAACTTTCTTAATCCAAATTTTCCTAATTACATTAAAAGTAAGTTTGTAAATACAACATAGGATGAATAATGAGTAATTTTAAAGATCTTTACAAAGAGAAGTGCTTTGTAGTTGAAGAATATACCAGACCAATCGGCTGCCCAACTTGCATACCTGATCTTTCAGAGCCGATCATTGATTGGCTTCAAACAGATGAGCCGTATTTTGACCCAAGAACATGTGAATATGTTATCAATTATTTGGCACCACATAGAGTTGAGGATTTAACTATACTGGGGGACACTCTAACAAGCTATGTTGAGTGGGTAAAAGTCTATGGGGCTACAAAAATTTTTAAACATTTTGCAAAAAAACTCCCAAGCACATATCCAGTATCGTCTAACAATCTTAATTGGACGACTGAGCCTTTTACGGCTTTTTATGATCCAACACAATTTATCGAATCAGGAGATTATTATTATATTCAAACATCGCCTGAAAATGTTATAGTAGAAACTTATTCATTCATTCGCATTAGAGTTTCATTACCTGCTGTATATTTTGACAATATCGAAGACATTTACAACGATCCAAATGAAGCAACACCCCCAACCGATGTTGCTTCTAATCTACCAACGGAAGTTTTGATTAGTGACGAAAACTCCGAATTCAATCTAGATTACGAGGCTGTTTTAATAGGCATGAGAGCCTATCAGGTAAAACACGAATTCTTTATGCTAAGTGACGGGGCTATTGTTCGAAAGGTGCCAGATAATCCAAAGGAGTTTATTCCTTTTAAATTTAATAAATTTATTGATAATATTAAAAACTTTAAAAAACGCTTGAATAAATTTTTAAACCTTAATGGTTTTAAAATACTAGACCTGTTTAATTTGTTTAGTTTCGACAGGCAAGTAATATCAGTAAGAATAGAATTAGATAATTCTGGTGATCCCATGATGATATCAAAGGTTTTTGTAACACCACCAGATTGCCCAGAAATAGAGATCACTAAAGGATTGCCGAATTTTATCAGAGACTGTGTTCCTTACAAGCCGGCTATTTTCTTTTTCTCAAATTTTCAAGACATACATTCAGAAGTCGTATCAGCAAACCCCCCTAAGGATTGGTTGGAGTTTTTAGA